GGAAACATGGTGGTGTAAGTCCAACACAAGAAATAGCAAGTATAAATAGTAAATTATTTGGTATTGGAGAAGTTAAACAAAGAAATATGGAAGAAGGATTCATCAGTGATGAATTATTACTTGAATTAGAAGATAAAAAAATGGAGTCATTAAAATGAAATGGAAAGAATATTTTAGAAGAAAGAAAGAATACAAAGAGAGGCATAAAAAATGAAAGATAAAGTAGAAAAAATATTAAGTTCTAGAGAATGGACTTTTGCTGATTTAACTAATATTACTAAGTTAGTAAAAAGTTTTTCAGATGAAATATATCATGACTTGAGTTCTAAAGAAATGTTAGAATTATTATGGAACATTCCTGTTCCTGACCCAATTAATTTCGAAAAATACAGAAATGATTCATTCGGAATACTATTTCAACATCTTGTTATAGAACAAATACAAATAGAAATGACAAGTATATTGAGAGAAAAACTACTAACTGCAAATGTAAACTTTAGTAATAATAAAAATAAGGAGGAAGAAAACAATGATGTTTCCGAGGGAAGTTTGGGCGGGAAGCCACTTAAAGAACGCACCACAGATGAAAAGAAAGATAGTGAAGAATAAGAAAGAGTTTGTTGATTGGGTTAATACATACAATGGAAAAATGAACTGTTATACAACAGTTTATGATTTTGAAATTGTTAATGAAAACACAAAGATAGATTCTTCCGTTGTTCTTGACAGGATGTTTCTTGATTTTGATGCACATGGAGAACCTTTAGAAAATGCACATAGAGATTTCATGAGTGTCGGTAAGAAATTATGCTCTCTAAATATCATGTTCAAATCCTTCTTTAGTGGAAAAGGTTTTCATATAATTGCATATGGTGAACGAGTCAATGATATCAGATGCATTCAACAATATTATACCGAATTGGCTAAAGAACATCCTACTCTTGATAGAACAGGTATTCAAACTAATAGGTTAAGAAGAGTACCAAATACTTTGAATCTAAGTAGTGGTAAAGAAGGTAATCATTATTATTGTTCACCATTAGATTTTGCTTCATTAGAAGGAGTTTCTATGTATGATATATTAGTTATGGCTAAACAAAGAAATCCTATGGTAACTACGGGTACTGAAAGAATTGTATTTCCAACTGTGAAACCAATTCATCTAGCAGATATTGAAATAGAGATACCGAAACCAATTGGAACATTACCAATAATACCTTGTATGCACAATGCAATTATGGTTGAGAATCCTAGTCATTATGCTAGAGTTTACTTAGTTCAATGGTATAGAGACTTACTTACATTAGGTGAAAGGAAGGTTTCTTTGGAACAACAAAAAGAAGTAACTGAGTTGATTATGACTGAGTTAGCCACAATAGCAGGTCATCCCGAAGTATGGTTAGATTGGGACTACAATAAGACTAAGAAATATGTTAGTGGAATTGTATCTAAGGGTTATCATGCAGCAGGTTGTGAAACTCTAATTACACAAGGATATTGTGTAGGAAAATGTTGGAGGTATCACGAATGACAAAGAAAAAACATAGAACTTGTCTAAAATGTGAATGTGTCTATCAAGGATTCGGTTTTACAAGAATGGGATATGCAACAGGATTGTGTAAAGATTGTGGTATTAATAGTGAAATTAGATTTGCTAAGGATTTCAGGGAGGGAAATGTATGAAACTAATAATAGATAGCAGAGAAAACTCAGAACTAACAGAGAGAGTAATAGAAAAAGCCCAAAGTCTAAACGTACCATTTGAAAAACAATGGTTAGAAATTGGCGACTATGTTTTCAATGACGTTTGTTTCGAGGCTAAATCTTCCTTTGATTTCATACAATCTATTGTAAATAAAAGATTGTGGAATCAATTAGATAATATGGATAGAGCCTATGTAAATAATTTAGTTATTGTTTACGGTTCATTTGAAGATGGATTTAGAAAGCATTTAGAACACATAAAAACTAACATGAATAAAACAGCACAAAGAGTTATTCTTAGAAAAAAATTCTTTGGTTCAATGAGTAAAATAATATTAGATACCGATTGTAGTATTATTTGGGTTAGAGATGCATTAACAGCAGCAGAATTAATTGCAGTTGTTTGTAAGATGCAACCACATGATAGAGAAGTATATATTCCTAGAATTGTAAAACAAAAGAAAATTAGCACTACTGATTTAAGAGTGGATGTATTATCTACAATTAAAGGAGTAAGTGATAAAAAGGCTAAACTTCTAATAAAGAAGTTTGGTTCTATAATGGAAATTGGTGAGGCAACACCTTCCGAACTTTCTGAAATAGATGGTATCGGAAATGTATTAGCAAAACGTATTGTTGATACATTAAACTCAGAAGAGAAAATGCAAATATAAGGAGAAAAAAATATGAATAATATTGATAATAATTTTAATGAAGATGAATTACTAGAAGAAGCAATGAGAAATCAGTTTAATGAAACAATAAACACCACTCTGAGATTACCAAAAATAGTTGAAGAATATGCAGATAGTGCAATAGAAGTATCTAGAAACAACAGAGTACCCGCGATATTATCGGCCTATTCTCTATTAGGACAGATTTGTAAAGAAATGGTTTATGTTCCTAAAGGTAGAGGAACAGAAGATGTTAGGGTTCACATTATTTGGCTACAAACAAGTGGTTCGGGTAAAAGTGAAATGTATAACTTTACAGGAAGAATAGCACAGTATGTATTTAATATTCTTAATGACAGATATAGAGATAACATAGAGGCTGAAACTTCAGGAGAAAGACATAACAGATTTTCTATTCATGCAGTTAAATCTACAACTGATGCCGCACTAATTGGTAAGATGAAAATAGAAGATGTTGCTATTACTGATGATGATGGCAATACTACTTACGAACAAGTTCCTAAACAATTGTTTGGTGGTTTAGAAGGAGACGGTCTTTGTGTTTATGATGAGTTCGAATATTCCGGTGTATTCAAACCTACACAACACAAACAAGAAGTTGTTATGTATTTGAATACTTTAATGAATACTCTAGCAGGTCAAAATTATAGAATAACAAAACAATTAGCAGAAGGTGGGGAAATGTATTGTGATAGCAGACGTTCTATTTATGCTACCTCTTATATTCCTAAAACATTGACTAGTGTTATTGCAGAAACAGGGTTACTGCAACGCTGTTTAATCTATATTAGAGAAGTTCCTATAAGTGAACAGAATGCTGTAAGAGAAACACTGAGTAATGATTATGGTAGAATTATAGATACACAAACACCAATCAACAAGTTCGGTGATGCTTTTGTAGAAATCTATGAATGTCTTAAAGAACAATATGATTCTGTTCCATTAGAAATAAAAGAAGGTATGACCGAGGAACAAATTAGAGAAGCAGAGGTGATTAGAAGAAAGAAAGTAATTACTTTTTCTAAAGGTGTAAATGATACAATAACAAATGAAACAATTAAGTTTCAAAACTTTGTACACGATAGCAGACCTGCTGTAATTGAGATAGCAAATAATTTTATTACTAGAATGCAAGTAAGTATGTTAGATTAGCAGTTCTTTCTTGTATTGCAGAAGCGCCTAAATTACCAAAGAAAGATAGGTTCAAATTGACTAGTAAGCACGTTTTACAAGCATCTCATGTAACCCAACAATGTTATAAATCTCTTGTATTGTGGTTAGATTCAGCCCTGAGAGCCGAAAGACTATCATCTGCCAAGAAACAAAAATTAGATGTATTTACAAAAGAATATAAAAAATTAGTAGAAAATGGGAAATCAATTCAAATAGAGGGTCAGACAGGAGAGTGGATAAATAAATCTGTACTATTAGAAACAGTAAGATTAGTAACCAATGCATCACCTGCAACAGTATATAGGAACTACAAATCTAATAAGGAGTATTTTGAAGAAATAAGACACAACAAAAATAGATTTGTAAATATAAAAAGGAGAGGAATAAAATGAATAAAACATATGAACATACATTTCAAATGTATAACGTTAAAGATGGGCCGAAAGTAATGATAGAATCACTTAACACTTTAGGTAATCAAGGTTGGGCTTTAAGCACAGTAATGAATATCGGAACAGATAGGTTGATTGCTTTCTTAGTGAGAGATACCACTAAAGAAGCACCTAATCCACAAAAAGCAGACCAAGACAAAATAACTGCTTTGTGGTCTGCAACAGGTGATGAAGAGTGATTAGAAGAAAAAAGAAGTATTTTATAGTACCAAAAGAAACAGTTGATTTGATAGAATCAATGGTAAGAAAAACCTCAGAGGATGATTCAGATGGCGACTAATGTTTTAGCAATTGATTTAGAAACAAAAAATATGTCTCATGAAATTGGTGGTTGGGAAAATACCCATATGTTTCAAGTTTCAACTGTTTGTACTTGGAACGGGGATGTAGGAACTATCTATATTGACAAATCAGTAGATGATTTGAAAAAATCTAATGTAATTATCAAACCATTATCAGAATTAAAATTCGATTTAGAAAAACATTTTGATAACGGTGGAAAATTACTAGGACACAATATACGAAACTTTGACTTACCTGTTTTGAAAAATGCAATGGATATTTATTGTATCAGAAAATATCTAGATAATCCTGAATCATATATTGATACAAGTGCAATACTTTCTAAAGAATATGGTGAAAGATATTCTCTTTCTAATTTAGTTCAACATACACTTGGTTCTGATAAACTAATGAATAGTGCTGATGCACCAAAGATTTGGAAAACAGGTGGCTACTCCGAAGTTGCTGAATATTGTTTGAAAGATTGCGAATTAGTTTATGATTTGTGGAAACATGGTGTTGAGAACAAAATAGTTAAAGGCTTCTCCCTCGAAGAAGCAATTGAGAAAGATTTGGAGGTGATGTGGTAATGGCTTTAAGTGCAACATCTATCGCTATTTGGATTGTTTTTATAATTATGATTTCATTGTTATTTTTTGCAGCCTTTGGTAATAGTAAATATTCAGAAGATACTATTGATGAATACATGGCGAATCTAATAAGTGAGGAACAGAATCGTGGGTCTAGTTGAGGTTTGTAACTTCTGTAAAGAAGAAACAATACCAAGACGGATTCGTGGGGTCTATGTTGGTAGTCTTAATGAAATTAAGATTTGGCAATGTAGAAAATGTAAGGCGTTGTGGTCGAATAATTAATTTTGTTCGGCCATGACGCTGCTTTTTTTTTTATTTTTTTCTGACTTTTTGTTTTAAGTACTATTCTTATTTTTTTTAAGAGTAGTATTTTTTTGTGTATTCTGTTTCTGAGAGTATATAAACTGTGCAATATGTTACTTTTTACACAAAAAATACCGCAATGTAAATTAACTACTTAGTGTTAGAATTACACTAGAGTGGAGGGGAAATATGGAAGATAGAAAACATCATAACGGTTCTTGTAAAATGTGGAAGGCATTTATGGAAGAAGCATTTTTAGATTGGGAAGAGTAGTTATGCAAGAAGAATATTGGGAAGCACAAATAGAAGGTTTTGAAAAAGTATTCAAAAAACCTATTTGGAGAGACTACTTAGAGACTCAACGTGAGTTATTAGATAAGGTTTTCAAAGAAAGTTTTGAAGAAAACTAATTCGCTCTTAGGATTCGAATTTAAAAAAAAAATACCCGTTTAGGTGGGTATAAATAAACCACTAAATAATCAACTCATCTATTCAACAATCTATACCATCTGTAAAGCCTTTTTTAGTTTTTAAATCAAGATAAGATTGTTTTAGTAAATTATATTGGTTTTTCGATGCACTACCATCTAAATCAAAAGCGTAACTAAATCTCCCAATTGGATTCTTTTTATTTTCATAAGATTCACTACTTGCATATATGTGTCCCATGTATGTTACAGGAAAACTTTTTCCATCATCTTTTACTAATTTTGTACACATTACATCTTCGATTACGCATATAGCGTCTTCACAATTTATTCCATAATCAGTCTCGTATTCAATTTTTAGTGCCATCTTAATCCATCCATGTTGGGGGTTCAGGGTAATATTGTCCGTAGTCTAAAGGTAATTCATCCCCTACTATCGTAGCAAGCGTAGCAGGGAAATCTAATAACTCTTGTCTATAAGTTGCTAATTCACTTTTTTGTGTATCTGTTAGACTATTATACAAAAGAGGTTTACTTTGATAATAATCCACTCTTTTTTCTAACCAATAATCTCTTCCTGTTCTTACATTATTCCATGCTTCTTCTTCTGTTAATACCATTTAATCACCTTATGCTGTTCTCTTGAATCTTGCTACCATTCTCATTGGCCCAACTTGTCTTGAACTTGTTGTTGTTCGTAAGTTGAATCTATCACCTGCTGAAAATGAATGAGATAATCCTGTATGGTGTGTA